ATACGGATTGTGCAGCATGTGATGCCACTACACCAACACCACCTGTTCCTCCAACTCCTACATATATTTATAGAGAGTATGAAGATTGTGAAGATGCTACAACAAAACAAATATTTAGATTAGTAAGTGGTCAAGGTGTTACATTTCCTGGATTTGTAAAATACAATGACATTTGTTATAATAATCCAGTGGTTACAGGCTCAACAAGTAGTGTGGATGTTCCAGCATTACAGTATAACAACTGTAGTGAGTGTTTAGGAACAATCACTCCTATACCAACGCCTACACCGACGCCTGTGCCTGTTCCAACACCGCCAGTACCACCAGTACCGCCAGTGCCACCCGTGCCTCCTGCATTATTTTACAGGTTAATAGGGTGTCTTGAAAGCACACAAGCTTGTTATTATCAAAGCGCTACTCAACCAGCAGCTAATCAAAGATATGTTGATGGTACATCTGGAAGTAATCCTGTCTTTTATTATTATAGTGGAGATGCAGGTTTAAATTCTGACCAAGGTTTAGCGTGTCAAAACATACAAGCAGTTGGAACTGACACGGGATGTCCCCCAGCGCCAACACCGCCAGTACCACCAGTGCCGCCAACACCTTCTTTTGTAACTCAAGACATTGAGATTCAAGAGTGTTACCAAGGAGCTCCTACTTATAATGTAAGAGTGATTAATTTAACGGCAGCTACTTTATCAAATGGCTTAGCAATGACTTTACTCGGTATAGCGTCAGGTGGTAATCCAGCGTTTGATGGAACTAAGTATTGGGTAATTACAAATGATAACGCAAACTTTTATGATTCACAAGTAAGTTATATTCAAATACAATCAAGCTGTGGTGGATTTACTCCAGCGCCAACACCACCTGCGCCAACACCTACACCTCCAACACCGCCAACTACATCTTATGCAAGATATGGAGATTGTGCAACGGGAGGGCAAGATATACTAGCAGAGGTGAGTGGACCTTTTGGAACTACATTCCCTAATGTTCTTAAAATATCGGGTATATGTTATGAATACATAGATTTAGGCGGAAGTACAGGGCCAGTGTATACTAACTATACAGGGTACGCTGATTGTGCAACGTGTCAAGGAGCGCCAACACCGACGCCTCCGACGCCTCCGACTCCAACCCCGGCTACGTGTTTTGCTATCAATAATATAGCAAGAACTACAAGTAGTGGTAACGATGCTTGTACTGGAGTTAGAAGAGAAACTCATTACTTTGACAACTCATCCTTCTGTGCAGCAACTGTATACTATGGAACAAGCAGTACGTGTTCTAGTTTGGGTATAGCAGGATACATAAGTAACGGCTCATACTCAAGGTATTGGAATGGAACAGCATTTACTACAAGTTGTGTGGGTTGTCCATAAATTTTATATCTTTATATAAATTAAATCCAATCAAATGCACGAAATTCCTAACTTTATTTCTCACGAAGAGTGTGATGAAATAATAAAATTAATTGACGCCAATCACACACGTTCTTCAGTAGTCGTTGGTGGAACAGACCGCTCAGACGTTACCGACCATAGAACATCAAGCACAAGCAATTTAGATACTAATAATATTATTGTTCAAAGTGTTCATAAAAAAATAGCTGAAACTTTAAATTTACCAATTACAAAAGGAGAATCTTTGCAGGGTCAGCTATATGAAGAAGGTCAATACTTTAAACCTCATAATGATTATTTTAGTGGGCCTGCCTATGATATGCACTGTTTAGCTTCAGGTAATAGAACTCACACTTTAATGATTTATTTAAATGAGGATTTTGAAGGTGGAGACACAAACTTTCCAAACAAACAAGTTTCAATCAAAGCAGAAAAAGGTAAAGCTTTATGGTGGGAGAATATGAAAGATGGTAAAGTTTTAGAAGACACACTACACGAAGGAACTCCTTTAGTCAAAGGAAAAAAATATATTATTACATCTTGGTGGAGAGAAAATGGATGGGATGGAGCAGGAGATGAGAAGCAACATAAAGATTTAAATAAAGAAGAAACTAAAATTCAAGAAGAACCAAAACCTGAAAGTAAAATTGTTAAAGTAAATAATAATATTATTGTAGATAGTGATAGTCCTATTCCAAAGCTCACGCCTAATGGTTTTTCTTTACAAAAGTGTCCACCTAAAATGTGGAATTTAATTCAAGAATGTTACAGTCTATTAAAAATAAAAGAGCAGAAAGAGGAGTTTGAAGGTAAAGACCATTACATACCAGGGGATACAACTATGTTAAGTTTCGATAATTTACCTACAGTAAAAGAAATTCTACATCAAGAACTGCTCCCTGTGCATAGAGATTTTTGTGGTGCTGATATTACTCCAAGCTTTATATATGGTATTAGGTCATATCAAAAAGGTTCAAGTCTTACAGAACATGTGGACAGAATCGAGACTCACCATATATCATCTATAATAATTGTAGATAAAGATTTAACCTGCGGTTGTCAAAATAAAAAGTATGCTGATGACTGGCCATTAGATATTAAAGGACACGATGGAGAGTGGTATAAGGTATATGCTCAGCCAGGAGATATGATACTGTATGAGTCAGCTCTTTGTGAACATGCGCGTAAAGAACCTTTTGGGGGTAAATATTTTAGAAACTTTTATATACACTATAAGTTAAATGATGTTACACTTCCTAGCTCCTGAAGATAAAACTAAGTGGTCTCAAAAATGGCATACATGTCTTGACTCCTGGAAGCGTTCGCATTGCTGTATAAAGGTGTGGAACGATAGTGAGATAGATGACTTTATTAAATGTAATGACCCAGAGTTTTATAAAGTTTTAAATATGCTTCATAAAATATTTAAGTTAGACTATGTTCGTAGCTTAATATTAGAAAAGATAGGCGGCGCATACATAGATATGGATATTGAATTAATATCTCCGTTCCTTCATCAAGTAGATAAAAACAAAATATATATTATAGGAGCTTCATCAGGAGATGAAGTAGTTCAAAATAGTTTAATGATTTCTCCACCCTCAGAGTTTTGGACACGGTTTCTGACATACTCCCGAAAAAATATTATTGAAAACCTTGAAGCAGTGAGAGCTTATCCTGATTACGAAGAAGAACTAAGAGGTACAATAGTAAGAAAAACTGTTGGCCCAATAGCGCTATCTAATTTTATTGAGCAAGATAAACAACAGATTGAAATATTACCTGCTGATTTATATAACAACTCCCATGGTATTTGTTTTACAAAACATCATCAAACGGGGATATGGGGCTTTATTGATTAGCACCAATAAATTTTCGTAAATTTGTAATCAAATATATATATTTATGGTGTGTTTAAAGTATGAGTTAACGTGTCCCATTGGAGCACAAGGAGGGGAATGTAGATGGTCGATTGTTTGTTGTAATGGAACAGTACAAAGAGTAACTCTTTTAGAAGGAGAAACAACCATCCCTTGTATTGACACGTCAGACACTAGATATAACGGTCAACCAGTTGCAAGAAATTCTCTTTCAGGTGTTACTACGCCAATAGATGTACCTTGTAATACAGATTGTGGAAGTTATGCGCCTAGTCCAATACCAACGCCTCCTGTACCGCCTGTACCCCCTACGCCTCCCAGTCCTCCGACACCTGCGCCAACACCTACACCTGACTATTGTTTAGGTGCAGAGAACGAAGTAACTATACAAAACATTAGCGGTGGTAATAAGTTTGTTTTTGGTGGAAACTATGGAACATACGGTACAAATGTAGGTACGTATGTATTGAAAAACGTACCCTCTGCTCATCCTATTGCTATACAAAACTTTAACTTGACTAATGTTATAAGTTATACAGGAACAAATGCTGTAGGCCCTAAGGTAGGTTTAGATGGAAATACTTATACATATTACTGGGGAGATGTAACTATTACTGTAGTTGGTGGATATGGAACGGTCAGCTATGAGTGTTTTTACCATGGCTATATGGGTGGACAAAACAATTTAATATATAATTCTGATACGTGTAGCGTACCAAGCCCGACTCCGCCTACCCCACCTACTCCACCTACGCCACCTACACCAAGCACAGTACCTCCTGTTCCGTCCCCTGTTACTACTGAATATACTTTAACGTATAGTGATGGAGTAAAAGGGTGGCCATCATTTTATTCTTTTATACCTGAAAATATGTTGGGTATGAACAATTATTTATATTCATTTAAAGGTGGTAACATTTACAAACACAATACCAACGAGACAAGAAACAATTATTACGGTCAACAATACAGCTCGCAGATAACAAGTGTGTTTAATCAAAACCCATTAGAGAATAAAGTATTCAAAGCTTTAAATTTAGAAACTGATTCTCCGTGGTCAGTAAACATGCAGACAGATATTCAGAATGACGGGTATATAGATTCAACATGGTTTATAAAAAAAGAAGGCGCATATTTTGCATATCTAAGAAAGAATGGAGTTATACCAGCTGCGGCAGATGAATATGCTTTGAGGTCAGCTAATGGTATAGGTAAAGCAGCTAGCTGGTCGTCACAAAGTAATGTTCTTACAGTTAATTTTTCTACG